ATTCCTTATGCTATTGCCTTCTTGTAATCTTCCTAACTGTTTTTCCATTAATAGTTTTGGTATATTGAATACCACGTTCTTGCCAGTGTGTTCTCTTACAGAACCATCTGGACTTTTTATTGCTATTTTTACATTACCTTCTAATTTCATAATTTATTGTCCTCCTTCTGGAATGTAATGAGTAGGTATACATTCTTCTGTGAACATTACAAAGTCTGCAGTTTCAATATCAACGTCCATGAAACTATTGATTGTAACGTTTTCTTGTAAAGACTGAATGTTTCTATCTACTATAATGTCATCATTGATTGACTCTTCAAATGTCAACCATTCTACCACATCTAAATTTACGCTTGTAAAATTATTCAAGTTTACAGAATCCATAAATATTGGACCAACACGAACCCAAGCTTGAGTTATAGCGTCCCAAAAGTATATATCATTAAATAAATTCATATTTTCAGCCAAGCAAACGCTTCCAGCTGGTCTAGCCTTCATATTCCAATTAACGTAACGATTTACTAAGATTTCTGTTCCATTTTGACTGTCAATAATATTTATAGCATTATTCATTATGTTGTCACCTCTAGACAAGTCTATATTAACAACATATAATAATGGCGCGACGTCAACGTCACCAAGAACTACTACGTCTCCATAGGTCCCTTGATGAGTTGGTATCGTTGGACTAGCTGTAATATGCCAGTCTCCTTGATTCAAAAGTATTTTGGCATTTGTACTGCTTTTAATTATACTCATGCCATCACCACCCAAATCGTAGGTATTATGATAGTATCATCAGGTATAACTTTAGCGAATACCGTTAAAGTACATTCTTCTGTATCAACTTCGCATACACATGAGAAATTTCCACATTCGGCATCTTCTACATCAAAGCATACATTAGCTCCTATAGCCGTTGCCAATACTGGGTCAGTAACAACCACTGCTTTTCTAGTATATGTCGGATATCGTTGTTCAACGCTCCAAGCAGAGACTGGTACTTCTACGTCTGAGAAACTGATAGTTCCTTGACCACCAAGTCCTTTTTCACCATCTAGTTTTCTCAAATAGATGTCGTTATTAGTGACGTTCTTCGTATAAAATGACAAACATTCTGTCGGAACCCACCAATAAGGAACATTTTTAGCAATTAGAGTTTTATTACCAAATCTCAATGCCAGATAGTATTCATCGCCATCTTTGACAATGTTATTGACATTACAATACACATCATATACGGTATAATTGGTTAATGTTTTAATGTATAGCTCAGCGCTGGTTGAAATATTTAATACGTTTACATTCTTATCACCATCGTCTGTTGTTAATAGCTCTTGAGTAACCGTAGCTTCAAAAATTCTGTCATTCCACTTTTGAATTACGTTTCCAGCTATTCTAATCATTCCTTCAGACGTTTTTCTCCAAATACTCATTCTATCACCTTATCCTTTCCATACCAAATTGCCATTAACATCTGTCATTAGAAACTTATTGGCGGTATTATAGAATGACTCTTGTAAGTTTCCAGAGTCGTTTGTTAATAATAAAGTTTGCCCAACAGAGTTTTCTTGAACCTGATATTTGTCAATATTTCTTCCTGTTGAACTCTCCAGCTTTATAATTAAACAATCATTATTTAATGCTGAAGTGGTTTTAACCGTATTCGGATTGTTCACTTCAGCATAAATCTTCGTACTATCTCTTATCATATGACTACCTCCTAGTATAGATATAGACAACCAGCTCTATAAACATTAACTGGGTCCGCGAATACTAACGTAGTACCAGTTTGAGCTTCGGCTGGATTTGTCGTCAAACTCTTAGCAGGCAATGTTAATGGCTGACTTGGTAAACTAACCCACACTGGTGAACCATATGAATTTACGCCTAATACTTTTCCGTCATCTGAGTCAGTAGACTCTAAGTATGATACTTGACCGTCTGAAACTAATATAATTCCATCACCTGTAGTATTAGCATAAGTTAATGCTCCAAGACCATCTGTCAATACAATTTTTCCAGCGTTATAGCCTAGATTAATATTAGTAAGTACATTATTGCCTGAGAACTTAGCCAGTCCAAATGAATACGTTATTGTGGCTGGATTGACATCACTCAAAACTCTACCAGTTGTAATGACATTATCAATGTATAAATCAGTAGGACCAACGGATACTCCGCCTCTTGAATTCGATGTAGCACCATAAAGTCTTTTCTCTCTTATAGGTGCAACTCCCAGTTTTACGCCCACGTTATAATTAGGTCTAGAAATAGTTGCCAAGTAGTCATTCGCTACATCACTGATAGGTATATCGCTTATTTCATATTTGCATAATGATATTTGGTCATCATCAATTATGAAAGATGGTAGACAAGCCGCTGATACGTTACTAACTCCATCTATCTCTGAGAACAAGTACTGATTAGTGTATTTTCCGGTTATAATGATTACATCCGTATCAGTTGTATCAACACCTAGGTCATTCATATCTTGAACAGTAAACAATGTTTCTAATGTATTCTCATCGCCTTCGTCTTCAAAGAATATCGTACCTTCATCGAATGATGACGAATTTGTCATTATGCTTCCAGCCCAGAAACGTAGTTTTGGTTCAGTAGCATGTAAATTGGTAACGCTTCTAGCTTCTTCAACAGTATCAATTTGAATTAATACCTTGTTTTCATCAGCGTCATAACCACTTCCAGTCAATTCTTCATCACCTGATGTAACTTTGAAAGCTATGAGTTTGTCCATCTTGCTAGAGTCTTTTGGATGCACGTGATTTGATTGTGCCCATTTTCCACTAGAACCAGCCGAAGGTGTTCCATTAGCTTGATAGACAGTAGCATCTGTTTCTTTTAAGTACTCAGCCGCTCTAGACGCATCTACGTAAGTATCATACCATTCTAAAGTTATCAATGGACTAGACGTATTCTCTGTCCAAGTAGTTCCATTGTATGCATAATGCTTGAAGTCATTATCATTTGTTAATACGACTGCGTTTTCTCCATTTTGTGGACTAGTGATAGTACCTAATTCACCAACAAGATAATCTGCGATAACCTCTTCATTGTTTATAATAACTTTACCTCTAATTCCATAATAGGTTGGCGTTGGTGATACTACAATGGCACTAGCTCTAATAGACATTTCAGAAGAATTTGGTAAATCTGCAGAGCTCGTGAATAAGCCTTGAAACATTATTAATGACCTCATACTATCGAATATACTCTCATCGACTTCTTTTAAATCATCTACGGCTTGCTCTAGTGCTGAGAAATCAAATAATGAAGCATATCTTTCGTCATAATCGGCTACGCTATAATTCTCTACTTTGTTAAGTCCTACAGCGGCTTTAGTTATAGACAATTTAATTTGTGATATGTCTCCGCTCTCTTGAATAGCTGCATAATTTCCAGATAGCCAATTAGTAGTATCGAAACCATTTTCATATGTAGGTATTATTTTTATTTTGTCGCGTATGTAATTTTTAGCTCTGGTTCTATTTACTTGTAATAGTCCTGAGCTATATTCTAGCCAGTCTGTTAAATTTCCAGCGATTTTTATTAGTCCATAGTCATCTGTATTATTAGTACCTGGGTTATGAGCCAAGGGCCAGTTTATTTGCACAATTTTATCAGTTGAGTTATTTAGTTTAAAGTCGGTCGGGTCTATTTGTACGGGAGTTGGAGTAGTCATCGGGTCATTTGTTTTCATAGAAACATGTCCTTTTACAACACCGAAATGATTAGCGTCGAAACTAGCAATACCTTTATTATTATTAGTAGCTTCTGGTACATACACGAATACTCTTTCTTGCGCTAATACTTCAGGCTTCAAAGGGACAATCGGCTTGTTAAAAATATTATATGCCATATAAGTTCCTCCTTAAATTATTACTCTCAAGTTGTTATTAACTTGAATTTTTGTAGGTGGCAATATTACTTGTGGCACCCATATTCTGCCTAGAGGAGAGTTCCAGTCTATGTCAGGCTGAAAGAAATCAGGCAGTCTTTTCTTTATAAAATTGAATACGTCTTTCTTGATATTAGCATTATCATTTAGCCAGTTTTCGACATTTGAAGTTGGCCAGTCATCTCGCCATTCTAGGTTAGGATGCGATTGCTTTATAGAACAAATAACATTTTCCATCAATTCACCACTGACGAGAGTTATTTGATACATATAATTTTGACCTGTCCATTTAGCAGTGCCTTCAGTATTATAACTACTAATTATATTAAATCTTAGCCTGCATTCATATCCATGAACCAGTTCGAATGTATCTATTCTACCCTCAACTCTTTTGACATACAAATATCTCCACTCTGTATCATTCGCAAGCTTATATTCATATAGGTTCTGTAAATGACAAGACTCGTCGGTAACATTGAAGAAACCTGGTGTCAAATTCCAAGCCGTCACTACATCACTTGGTGTATCTGGTATAGCGACTAATATACCATTATTAGGTGCTCTTAGTGGATTAGTATTAACGAACATAGGTCCATCATAAGCATTCCACCAAGACTCAACATATCTTTGGTTCTTTTCAAATTTGGTAGAAGCAACTGTCATTACGAACATCGGGTTTTCTCTAAGACCTACTATAAAAGGTACATACTCTTCTGCACCTTGAGACAACAATAGGTCTACGTTCCAGTCTTCGCCTTGCTGTATTTCTCGTTCATTCAAATAAGTTTTCATTATGACCACCCCTTATCATAGGCCATTGTAAATATCATTTTACCCGTTAGGTTACCATTATCATTTAACTGACATACGAACTTAACACCTGAATAGCTTGTGCCAGCAGGTATAGTAATATCACGTTCTACAACTAAGAAACCAGTAGTCATTTCTGTAAATGCACCAATTGACATATCACTGACAGCGTCATCTAAATAATCTCGTCCACCTGTTAAGAATATACTAGTAACCTGAAGCTTTGGAACAGCTGAGCTTCCTGTAGTGCCTGTTGGACCAGCTGCAAATGTGAAATGTACATCTTTTGGTTGACCATTAGCAGACCTATTACCTATTGGCTCGGTAAAGGACGATGAAAAACCTGCGATAACATAATTTGGTGACCTAGACACTAAATCTGCAACAGTTATGTCTAAGTCGGTTGAATTCACAAGAACATCAAAGTCAATTGAAACCGTTGGTACTGCTTCACCACTAATATTAGTACTTTCTATAATACTAACTCCAGTCGGTGTTAAATCATCGCTCCTTACAACTTCAATATTTGGTGGCATATCTTTTAGTACTAAATTTCCAGAAGCATCGGTTCCTATGCATTTATTAGGTGTTCCATAACTTATAGAACTGACTAGACCATTACTGTCTAAGTGAAGTATTCTTTTACTTCCTGGTTCATAAGACTTGACTCCTTTATAGCCAGCTCCAACAACTAATTTATTATTCGTAAGTTCATTCGTTGATAGAACAGTATTTGGGTCATTTGCTTCACCATATATTTTATTGCCATCTCTTATCATTATCTAGTACCTCCTTGTGCTCCTCCAGTTGACTCAGCAAGTGTATTAGTATCACTATTGCCATTAACTGAACGATTTTTATTGTTAGTCTTTTCAATATTAGCCGCATGTGATGCTCCATTTCCTTGAGGTCCACTATTTGGTCTAGCACCACCTTGACCGCCCTTAGCTGCGTTCATCGCGCTTATATAAGACATAGCCATCTGAACAGCTTCAGGATTTTGAACTAGAGCTTGTTCTATTTGAGTTGGTAAATGCTTGATACTGTCTTTTATAAAGCCTATTGCGAACTTAGCAGTTGGATAACCATATTGCTCCATCATTTTCCAATACATTTCTAATGCTCTAACTGGGTCTATTTGATTACCCATCATACCATTGATATAGTTATCTTGAATTAATCTCCACATAGAAGCTCTGTCTTGCGTTATATCGGTAGCGGTATCAACAGACCAAGCGAAGTCATCTCTGTAATAATATTCGCCGTTGTCATCTTTAGCTAAGAACATATATTTATTCCAACATTCTTCTCTTTCACTACCATCAGGTAACAATGATACAAATGAACGTTTTTCATCACTGAAAGCCAGCAGGTATTTGAACAATAATTCATATAAACCAGCGTATGATGCATTACGCATAACACCAGGTCCTTGCTTTCTTTGATTTGAAGCCATCATTTGTAACTGCTTAGCTTTACCTGAACGAGCCGAAGTATCTTGTTTACCTTGGTCAGTATCAGTAATTCCAGAAGTACTCTTTGAATGATTATACAATAACTGAGCCATAGCTAGTTCTTCGGATATATCAGATGTTATTTGCTTAACTTGTATAGCTCCACATTCTTTTTCATCTTCAACTGATATAACGACCATTTCGTCATCATCGTGGCTTATGTTAGTGTTCTTCAGCTTAGTTACATAAGTTTTGCTAGCTGCTGATTTTCTTGAGGCTTTATTTAAAAACTGATTAACCAGTTCTTGTGTCTCAAGATTCAACTCAACTTCAGATATACCATATATGCTGTTCGTAATTTTTACATTTCTTCTAGGTATAAATGGCAACTGATGTAATATATAATGCGGTAATTCTGTTCCAGCTGGAATACCATCTTTTTCATTAATTCTATCAAAGTCTTGACTCTTATCTGTAGTTTCACCATTTCTATAAGGGTTCTCTATCATAGCCAAGTCTTCACTAAGTCTTTCTGTAAGAACTGGAAAATATTGTATGTCTTTACTACCACAAACAGGACATTCATTGTCAATGTTTACTATAGTACGACATTTCGCACATTCACGTCTTTTTCTAATGCCCCATTCAAGTTCATTTGATATAACTGTCAAAGTATCTTTTTGATAAATTAGTCTACCTAAATGTCTATACTCATTCAAATAATAACAAGATATAACATCTATGATATCATTTTCTTGAGCTGGTGCGATTAGTCTACCATACAAGTCTTCTATCTCCGAAACGGTCATTATACTTTCTTCAAAGATATACTCAAGTCTTTTATAGTCTGAAATACCAGGTTGTGGGAATACCTTATCTACAGGACATACTGAGATGATAGGCGTACCACTTCTTTCATGGGTATTGTCAAATGCATTCCAGTCTACCTTAAGCCAACATGTTCCATCAATTAGAGAACTATGTTCAGCGTCACTATTTACTTCTTCCGACAACATTTTATCTATCTCGTGTATCAACAGATTTTCTGTGGCTTGAACAGATACTAAATCTGCTCTGTATCTAGGACTCATTTTAGGTGCTGGTATTTGACTATTAACTTTGTCTTCTACAAGTTCATATACTATTTTTCTTAAGGGCTTTAATTCAACCTTACAATCATTCTCATCAATAGTAAATAACTTGCCTTCATAGGCGTTTCTCCAAGTTTCAACTTTCCTTGAATTACATCTACTAACTTCATACTCTTGTTTTGCAATTTCATATTTTTGGTTCCATAATGATACCAACTTACTTTCTCCTTCAGTATTGGCGTAATAGCCGTGCTTTTGCATATTCAAATATGTCTCTACTCTGCTATCTTTAATACTCGGAGTTGATTTCTTGGCACTTGAAAGCGCCTCATTAGTAAAGCTCATTCTTTACCTCCTTTACTGTTAAATTAGCCACAAGTTCCGCCTTCTTCAATAGGCTTCCACTTGATATTAGCTCCATAAAGTCTTATGAATTCGTCGCGTTCTCCTTGTGTTTTTAGTCGTTTATAGTCCTGTTCCATCTCAGGCCACCAAGTAGAATATCGAGCGAATCTTACAACCTTTCTAGTAGGTTTTTCTTCACCGGTCATCAATGGTAAACATTTTAGCAAAACTTGAGAATGCATGTCCACTAAGTCATCATGTCTAGCATATGGGAATGTAGCTAATTCTTGTTTAAATGCCCAAACATAATTAATATCTGGCTCGTCCCATTGAAAATCATCAGGTGAACTAAATAATTTGTAGTCATATTCACGAGGTAAATAACATCTACCATCTCTTTGATATGGACTGACAGCTTGAGCTCTAGCATACTTACCGCCAATCGGCTCTAGACCAACTACAGACGGGAAGTTTTCTTCAGGTATGTTTAATCTCTTACGCCATTTCCTTATGACTGAAATTATACCTGAACCATTAGCTTTGTCTTCTATGTAGATTATTTCTATTTCAGGGAACTTTTTTAGTACATATAGTATTTTGTCCAGTGTGTCAGGTAGGTCCATACGTTTTCTAACAACATATACCTTATAGTCATTTCCATTCTTAATAGCTCCAACTCCCATAGCAACATAGTCACTAGTCTCTTTGTCTTTAAATGTAGCATCTATTGACAAATAAACTCTATCACATGTGCTCAAGTCTAATGTAGATACGTCGTATTCTTTCCAGTTTTCTATTTTGAATAAGTTTCCTTGTTCATCACTTGGTTCACCTTGAAACAGTGCATTATATACGTGCAGACCTTGTGAGGCGGTGTAGCTGTCTTTAATGACCTGAGCCCATTCAGCACCTTTATTCATTTCTGGACAAAGACCTTCACCAACTTCACGTCTTAATGGGTCTTTGGCTTTATTTCCGTCAGTACACATAGCAGCGTAGTTATAATCACCAACGATATTAGGCTTCTTATTAGTTCTAAGCCAACCTATAAGGTCATTCTCAACCCATCTAGTACACATTACAACACACATAGAACCTGGGTTACCTGATAAACGTGTCTCTATAGCTGACTGAAAGAACTCAATATTATTCGCTATTTTTATTTCACTATCGGCATCTTGCATGTTCTTGATAGGGTCATCAATAACAACTAAATTTCCGGTTTTACCAGTTACAATACCACACATACCAGCCGTTGACATACCCCCAGATGTAGGATAGTAATTATGGTCCTTTTCATTAAGTTCCATGATTTCCCATTCTTCAGCACTCTGTACTCTGTCGTGTACCTTTAATTTGTTTCTAGTCAAATGAGGAGCGTAGTCAATAAACTTTTCTTTGTTTCTTCTACCAAATCTAACGGCAAAATCAGAACCATATCCTAGAGTTAGTATTTTCAAGCGCGAATTTTTGATAAGTATCCACGACTGAAAGCTCTCTGTTATACTCAAAGATTTTCCCGTTTGTGGCGGCGCTGATAACAATACTAATCCATAGTTCATACCGGGATTAGGTCCTTTCTCATAGTCATGCTGAAGATTGGCAGCCATACTGTAGTGATAAGCTGTCATTTGATATTTGAAATTAACCACTTGCAAATAAGCTGGATATGAGCGTAAACACTTTCGTCTTATTATTTCAGCTTCTAGCGAACTCCAATTCATTTCACCACTTTGAACCAGTGTATATTCTTCGTTCGTCAACAATGGATAACCAAATTTAATTCGCAGTTCAGTTAACGTCATCATGTCTTTCACCTTCTATAACTATGTCTTTTTCTTCACGAGTAACATTTTCATTAATGAGTTTCGCTTTTCTGTATTGCGATAATAGAACCAACTCTTCATCAGTCATTTCTTCATACGCGGACGAAGATACATTGATTTCTTCTTTAACTTTACCAGCGGTTCTATCTAACAATAAAGATAAAGAATTTGTGTCTAATCTAGCCCGCAATACTGCCGCTTCCATGATTACTTCCGATTGCATAGGGCTCCTTGAATAACCTTGAGCTTTGAGTCGGTCAACAACATTTCGATAAGCCGCTGAGTCTATTAATGAGGCGGGTGTTATATTACCTTTCGCGTTTTCAATTTGTGGCAACGGTTTAGCAGGACCTCTCAAAGACTGGTCTAGCAAGCTCTTGAAAGCTCGTTTAGCATAGCGTTCATCAGTAAATAAACTCAAGAACTCTATTTCTTCTCGGGCATTCTTTTTCATAGTTTCACCTCCTAATAGAATATTCAATGCTATCCTATATTATATTATATCGTTTTAGGTATCAGTTTCGTTACAATTTCGTTACAATTTTTAT